TCTATTTTCATGCCTGTTTCCTTACTGTGTAGCCGCTTGGCCTGTGAGATATGCAGTTAGTGCCGCCCTCAATCTGCCCTCTGCCTCTGGCGTTACTTGCCGCCCTTGCAAAATGTCTCGTATCATAGTTTCAACATTCATTTGTTGCAGTTTTGAAGCACCCATTCTGCCCAACAAACCCGCACCCA